GGTTGCAGCGAGCGCGGTTGCGTTCATCTGCCAGCCGGTTCCGGGCATACGACGGTATGCGCTGTTGACGCTGTACGACAGGTCGATGAGGTTGTCTCCGGTGAATGCACCGGCAACGCCGGTTCCACCCGTGACACCCGAACCTGCAGCGACGGCAATACCGTTCGGCATCGTCGAATCCGTACCCGTGGTGAGTGCAGCGTTCACGGCAACACCGATGGAGATACCGGCCTCACGAGCGAGGAAGCCGAGCAGATCAACGCCCGAGTCCTCAATCATTTCACGCGACACCTGCACGAGGAATCCGTACTTGTAGGCATTCAGGGTGATGAACGCTTGGAAGGTCGGATCGGACTCACCGATAGCGGAACCTTCAGCGAACGCCGACGAACCCGAGTAGGCGTTCGTGCGCGGAACCTGAAGTGCCTCACCGCCAGCGGTGCGGATCATGGTGCTGGTCTCAAGCATCGGGCCGACAACCACCATGTGTTCAACGATCTGATCGTAGAACGAGGTGGGAACCGGTGCGCCGGTGCTGGTCTTGACAACGTCGCGCTTCTCAAAGTCTGCGCCACGGATTTCGCCACGGGCAAGGGCACGGATGGTCTCAGCATCGTCCACAACCTTGAAGCCGGGGTTGACGGTGCGAAGGTCACGGGTGGCCTCGGCAATGCGAGCCTCGCGCTCTTCGTCAGCCTGCAACTGCTTGATGGTCTCGGAACGGGTGTTCAGTTCCTCGTTGATACGGGCGTAAGCCTGCTCTTCCTCGGAAGAGAGATCACGCTTCTCCGCAGCAGCAACGTCGAGAATGGACTTAGCCTGTTCCCACGCACGGTTGCGAAGTTCAATCTGTCGGTCAATGTACGACATTTGTTCTCCTGTTGTTGAAATGGATTGGATACGCAGATGATTTTGGTGCGGTTCCGCAAACCAAACAACAGGGGGTCAACACGCCTGTCTTGTGAACAGATTAGAACTGTTGCTTGAGAAGATCAAGATGTTTCGCTTTCAACGCCAACAGCGACACAGGTTCGCTGGTTGAAGTTGTGCGAAGTTTCCCGACCGCCTCAGCGAGCATGGATGCGTGATCGTCGCCCAACGGTTTGCCGTTCTCCAGCAACGTCAACGCTTCAGCCAACTTGTCTGCGTCACCGCCGACGATCTCCGCGAGCGCGTCGATAGAACGCAACGTGGCAGACGTAGCACGGTAGGCAGGGAATCCGGTGACAACCGAAACCTCATGCAGACGCACCTCGCGCAGTTCACGCACCGCGCCATCTTCACTCCAGCGGTCGCCATTCCGGGGAACCGAAAAGCCGAACGACATTGAATCAACGTCACCGCGTTCCATCACCACCGCAAGATCACGCGCATACGAAGTGTCGGGCAGGTCGGCATCGGTCAGAAGTCCCTTGCTGTCGGTGGACAGCCTCAGGGTCTTGGCACGGGTCGATCCGAGAACCAGCGTCGAATCGTGGTTCAGATACATCTTGACGTTGTTGCGTGAACGCAACGTGCGATCAAAAGCACCCGGCAAAATCCGTTCCGTGAACGGCAACGGTTCGCTGTCTGAGTTGAACACCGCTGCATACCCTCGGAACTGCCACGTTCCGTTCGCAGCCTGCCGAACCTCAAACTCCTGATGGAACTGCCGGGTCTCCACTTCGGTGTTACCGCGACGGATTGACTCCAGTTCACGGACACGCCAACTGCGATCTTGTTCTGCTTCCATACGTTCAACCACTCCTTCAGCGTACTCCTGCGCCCGTTGTGCGTCTGCACGACTCGGCCCTGACCCCCACAACAGATGGGCGACAAGACCGGGGGTAATCTCGCCCTCGTCCACCGCGTCAAGGTCACCGATGTGCCGTGCGATCCACGGGCCGATCCTGCGCCACTTATCTTCCGATACGTTCCCTGCAGCCATCTCACGCGCCTCGCGCACCGTCGCAGGCTGGAGACCGTCACCGGCCTCGCCATCTGCGTACAGTTCCAAACCGCGTCGGGCAGCGTCACGCATATATTCCGGGGGCGACAAATCAACCTGCCGGGTTTCAGCACGGCCTTCCTCTTCCTCCATAACGCCAGTCAACGGTGGCAGTTTCGGTTCAGTCGGCAATGGATCAATCACCACAACTTCCGACAGACGCTTTCCGTACAGTTCCTCTTCCGGTTCCCAATAACCCTCTTCCGCTTCAGGCTTCCACAGACGCACCAACACAACCGGATCATCCGGTGTTGCGGTCAATGAATACTTGCCACCCTCAACACCGAACGTGCCTTCGGTCATCAGGTATTCAATCTGCCCACGGTACGTTGCGTCATCCTCGTACCATTCGACGAAGCCACCTTCGGCGGTCTCACCCGGAAGTGCGCGTTCCCCACCCGGTTCAATGCCTTCTTCAATAGAGATAGCAACCATCTGTGCGATAGCGTCAGCCTTCGACTGGTGACAGCCCATGATCGCGCCATCATCTTTGATGGTTGCCCAACCGTTGCAACCGACCACGCCTTGCTTGATGTAATACGGCATTCGTCTACTCCGTCTGTTTCAGCCACGAAATAACGTGGCCTGCCTTGTCTGACACCGCATACAACGCCTCTAGCGGATTGATAATCAGGTCAACCGATTCTTCCTTCAACAACAGGTAGCCGGTTCCGATCGTGACTGCGGAACCGCCGAGATAGACACCGGCTGTGTTGTCGTTGTTGTGGATACGCAAACGAAACGGGTTCACTTCCAGCCCGTCAATCAGCGTCGGGGTCAAGCCGATCACCGTTGTGCCAGCAGTCAACATTTATCCAACCTCATATGCTGCGGTCGGGTTCTCCGGGTCGATCTGTGCGATGCCCTGCAACATGACAGACGGAACGCCCGTGTGTGCGATCTCGGGCAGACCCAACGAAGCAAGCACCGACGAAGGTTCAAAACCTGACGCGATCAAACGCTGTGCCATTAGCACCTTGCGGTCAGTTTCCGTCAGGTTTGCAGCAGCAAGATCGACGTTCGCCAACGGCACACGGTAAACGTCGCCACCGTCAACCGGTGTGAAATCTTCCAACCGGCGCACATCGTTGATCGACATATAGCCCGATTGCAACGCGGTGGAGTACACGGCTGCACGGGTCTGCGAATCGCCACGCAACAAACCATCAACCGTGAACTTGATGAACACGCCCTCGGGAAGAAGTTTGCTGTATGCATCCTCAATCTTCACAATGTACGGGCGCAGCGTGTGGGTCGTGAAATGGATTTGGTTCGCTTCCACCGACGCATACGACATAGCACCCGGTGTCGTCACACCCAACATTGATGGGGGGCAACGGAAGATTCGTGCCACCTCTTCAATCTGCAACCTGCGCGACTCCAGCATTTGCGCCGAGTCAGGATCAACACCAGTCTTGACGAACTTTGCGCCACCGGAAAGAATGCCGGGGCGGTGCGCCCGACGCAAACCCTTGTGGCCTTCCTCAAACCCGTCCACAACATTCTTGGCCTGTTCCTTTGTCAGGTTGCCGGGAAACTCAATCACGCCCATTGTGGTGGAACCCTGACCGAAGAACCGTGACGCGAACTCTTCCAACGCTTTCGTCAGCCCCAAGTTTTCTTTCATCAGTTCAATACGGGACTCGCCACGCAACTGACCGGGACGACGCATCTCAACAATGTGGATCATGTCATCGTTTTCGATCATCTTGTCTGCGTGGGTTTCACGGTAGAAGATGCGCCCGAGTCCGTCGCGGTGAATAGAAACGTGCTGCGGATTCAGCACCGTCAGGCCGTCAATCTCGCCACGCTCGTCACGAATGATATGCACGAAAGCGTTACCGTCAATCAGCAACGACACCAGCACTTCCTGAAAGTGATCCGTTTTCGTAATGTTTGACTCAGGGTAGTCCAGCCACACGGGACGAGGCCGAACCGGGACGCGCTGACCGTTCAACCGCCTGTAGGTATCCACCGGCAACGTGCTGATGCTGTCTGCGATCAGACGCACACACGCATACACCGTCCCCAACTTCAAACTGTTGTCTTGCGTCACCACCGTGCCTGCGGTGGTTGTCAACGCATACGAATCACCAGCACCCCAAATCGACTGGAACGACAACGCACGGGCTTCAGTAGGTTGGGGCAACAAACGTTCCAGCATCTAAGTCCTCATTTACGGGTGATCGCAACACTAAAAAGTAGCAAAGAAATCCCCAACACGATGAACCCCATAGCCGGGACAATCAAGAACCCACCAACGACCAGCGAGCCGACACCACCGAACTCGCACCAGTCCCGAGCCTTGACGCGTTTCAACCATTCCATTTGAGCCTCCTAAACATTGAAAAACATTGGCACGATCTCCTCGGCAGGCCGACGCGAAGCACGATCCAACGCCATCACCAACGCAATCGCAGCGTCAATCTTGCGCCGACTCTTACCCTTCGACAGTCGCCACCCGTTATCCGTCATACGTTGTGCAGCCGACAAAACCTGATCCGTGAAGGTGGGCGACCCGTCATGGCGCACCTTTCGTCCAACGATAAGTTCGTAGGCTTGACCGCAGGCAGGAACCATACGGTTTGCACTTTGTGGGAACTCAACCATTGGTATGCCATCGTCGTGCAGAATCTCCGCAGACCGCTGAAAATACGCCGGGTCAAATGCCACCTCCACCAACCGGAACCGCTGATGCAGTTCACGCAAATACTGTTCCACCTCTTGCACATCCACCCCGGCAGATTCGGGATGCCAAATCCTACAGCCCGTAACAAACTGTTCGCCCTGTTTTTGTACCGTGACGATGGCGATGCTGTCATGCTTCAACGCCATGTCCACACCAACCCAAGTATCTGCACCGGGCTGCATCGCAGTCGTGTGATCGGTGCAGGCTTCCCACGCACCAGCCGGTAGCCACGACTCCTGCGACCGTACCCATTGCCCGAGCCGGTAGCGACGGAACGCGGTTTCGCTCGTCTGCTTTACCGCCGATCTCATGTCTTCAATGTCCAACAAACCCAACGCCAAGTTCGGATTAGATTTGTACCATTGGGTTTCGTCGGTGATATCGCAGTCAGGATCAGCAGCCCAAGAGAACGCACCGAAAGTCGGGTCATCAATCTCGCCCGACGCGACCCGTTTCCCGTACTGGTACAACTGACCGCACAGGCTGTCCAAATCAAAGCCCGGAGTCGTGATCCCCACAATCAGCGGTTCGATACGGGAACCCGAGCCGAGCGTCAGCGCGTCATAAAGATCGCTGTTCGGCTGAACGTGCAACTCGTCAAAGATCACCGTAGACGGGTTCAAACCCTGCGCTAGTTTTCCGTCAGACGACAACACGCGATATACAGAACCGAACATCGGAACCTCGATCGCGTCCCGGTACACCCGGCATTGCTCGGCAAGCAACGGGTTGTTCTGAATCTGCGCCTTCGTTTCACCGAACACGATCCGAGCCTGCTGCCGGTCACCGGCTGCGCTGTACACCTCCGCGCCCGGTTCACCAGCAAACAACGAATACAACGCCACCGCCGAACCCAACAACGACTTTCCGTTCTTGCGTGGCAGTTCGATATACACGCGCCGATACCGAAGCCTGCCACCAGCGGTGCGTTCATAGATCGCCCCAAGAAGCCACCTCTGCCAGTCCGTGAACTGCAACATCGACCCGGCCTGAAACCCCTTCGTCACCGTACAAAACGATTCGGCAAACGCGACTACGTTTTCACCATCCGAATCATCATTCTGACGCGCAGTAAAAAAAGCAGGTTCCCACTCACGGCTTGGCAGCAGCACGTTTCGCTGCGATCTCTGCGTGGAGTTTGGCAAACGGATTCTCCTTTACTTCCGACACACCCAACCGCGACCTGTCCACCGGAGTCATACCCAACGTCGAAAGCCCCGACTGCAACAACTTCTCCAACTCGCGCAATGCCTTCCGGGTACGCCAATCATCCGGGTTCTGCAACACATGAACACGCAACCGGTGACGCTCATCCGAAAGTTCAGCCACAATCAAAACCTGTTCCGCGTCCGACTCCGGTTTCAGCCACGCACCGCAGGCACGCCACGTTCGATCCCAAACGTCACGCCCCACCGAACCCAACGGGCGGTGCGGTTCCGGTGCGCCAAACGCGCTCGGCAACGCCACCACCTCAGCCTTAGGCAAAGCCCGCTTCCCCGGATTCCCGGTGCGTCGTTTCTGCTCAATCGGTTTCGGGGGTCTGCCAACTTGTCCCATCAAAATCACCTTTTTTTAGTGTGTCACAAAACGTTTCATTTCGCGGATGCATACAGAAGCC